GCATAGCGGGTATTCCAAAAAAGCTATTTTAAAAGGCCCAGTATTCTAGTATAACTATATATGTTTCCATTGCTAGCTTAGCTAGCGTTAACATAAGGAGTACATATAATGGAACTAGTAATTTCTGAATCATCAAAGTGGGCCACTAATTTTAAGGCTTGGCTAGTCAAAGTATTCAATGCAATGATTGAAGCACGTCAACGCCAAGCCAATGCACGTATAGCAGAGATGCACCTATGGCGTATGACAGACCGTGAGCTTAACGATATTGGTATCGGACGTGGTGACATCAAGCGTGTAGTACGTGAAGATATAAAGTGATCTATACTTGTTTGAGGAGGCAGTATGGACCCAGTTACAATCATAAGCGGGGCCACTGTCGCCTTTAATGCTCTGAAGAAAGGCTTTGCTATAGGTAAAGACTTACAAGATATGAGTAGCCAGCTAACTAAATGGGCTGGTCATATGTCAGACTTAGGGCAAGCCGAAAAGCAAGTAAAGAACCCGCCTTGGTGGAAATCTATTGGCGGTTCTGTAGAAGCTGAAGCTATGGAAGTGTTTGCTGCAAAACGTAAAGCAGAGCAAATGCGTAAAGAACTAAAGGACTATATTAGTTTTACTATGGGTCCGTCAGCTTGGGATGAGCTTGTAGCTACAGAAGCTAAGATAAGAAAGCAAAAGAAAGAGCAAGAGTATCGTAAGGCTGAACTACAGGAAGCTATAATAACTTGGACTGTATCAGGTCTTCTTTTATTAGTAGGGTTTGGTGTACTTGGATTCGTAATCTATCTAATAACATAAAAAAGCAAGGCAGTAAGTACTACGCCTTTGACAAAGATGGTAATATACTCATCATTACCACCTACAAAAGAGTAGCTGAGAATATCGACAGGAAAGCTAATGGCAAAAAATCTAACAGAAAATCAACAAAAGTTTCTCGAAGTACTGTTCGATGAGGCTGGTGGTGACGTAGTTAAAGCTAAGAAGCTTGCTGGTTACAGCGATAACACACCTACACGTCTTATTGTAGATGCGTTAAAAGATGAGATATTTGAAGGTACTAAAACGTATATGTCTCGTATTGGACCTAAAGCAGCTGTAGCATTCGGTCAAGCTCTTGTTGATCCTACAGAGCTAGGCGTAAAAGAAAAGATGCAAGCAGCTAAAGAAATCCTTGACCGTGCTGGTGTCGTAAAGACAGAGCGTATGGAAGTTCAAGCATCGGGCGGTTTGTTTATTCTACCACCTAAAGATAGCGATGATACGGATAACTAAACAAAAAGAACGTGAGAGCTTAGGCTACTGGATGTTACCTAAGCCTGACTTCAAAGTAAAAAGATGGGAGCGAATCCCACGACTAACACATCAGATACCTTTCGGGTACGAGATTGATCCAGACGACGATGAATGGCTAACACCTATTTCTAAAGAATTAGAGCTATTAGAGCTTGCAAAGAAGCACTTAAAGCAGTATAGTTATAGAGAAGTAGCTGCTTGGTTGTCTACACAGTCAGGTCGTCGTATATCGCACTCAGGGTTAAGAAAGCGTATAGATGTCGAAAGAAAACGTAAATCACTTGCTGCAATTAAACGCAAGCTTACCGAAAGGTACGAAAAAGCGCTCAAGCAGTACGAGATACTCGAAAAAGAAAGACTCGGTTACTACACCTACGCCGACGACACAGAAACCAGCTGAAGTTAAACCTGCTGAGTTTGACCCAATAGCTGCACAAGAAGTAGTCTTTAAGCCTAACCCAGGTCCACAGACACAATATCTAGCATCTTCTGAAAGAGAAGTACTATATGGTGGGGCAGCTGGCGGTGGAAAAAGTTATGCAACTTTAGCAGACCCTCTACGTGATATGAACAACCCAGACTTTAGTGGTCTACTTGTTCGACATACAACGGAAGAACTAAGGGAACTCATACAGAAAAGCCAAGAGTTATACCCTAAAGCAATTCCTGGTATTAAGTGGTCAGAGCGTAAGTCTCAGTGGACCACACCAAGAGGAGGACGACTCTGGATGTCCTACCTCGACAAAGACACTGACGTTATGCGCTACCAAGGTCAGGCGTTTAACTACGTAGCTTTTGATGAGCTTACTCAGTGGAACTCTCCGTATGCGTGGAACTATATGAGATCACGTCTACGTACTAGCTCTACAGAACTAGGGTTATATATGAGAGCTACAACAAACCCTGGTGGACCAGGACACTCTTGGGTTAAGAAAATGTTCATTGACCCAGCGCCTGCTAACAGCCCCTTCTGGGCTACAGATATAGAAACAGGTGAAACACTAGCCTTTCCTCAAGGACACAGCCGAGCAGGAGAGCCACTATTTAAACGCAGATTCATCCCAGCTAGCCTATTCGATAACCCCTATCTAGCTGACACAGGTGACTACGAAGCAATGCTTCTATCACTGCCTGAGCATCAAAGAAAACAACTTCTTGAGGGCAACTGGGATATTAACGAAGGAGCAGCATTCCCTGAATTTAACAGAAGCATACACGTGGTGGAGCCATACGATATCCCTCAGTCGTGGACTAAGTTTAGAGCTTGCGACTATGGTTACGGCTCCTTCACTGGAGTTGTCTGGATCGCTGTCACACCAAGTGAACAGCTGGTTGTCTACAGGGAATTATATTGTTCTAAAGTTACAGCTTCTGATCTAGCGGATATGATCCTTAGAGAGGAGGTTGAAGATGGTACTATCAGGTACGGCGTGTTGGACTCTTCTTTGTGGCATAACCGAGGTGATACTGGTCCTTCCTTGGCTGAGCAGATGAATATGAAAGGCTGTCGTTGGCGTCCTTCAGATCGCTCTAAAGGCTCTCGTGTTTCAGGAAAGAATGAGATACACCGTCGATTACAGGTAGATGAGTTTACTGAGGAGCCAAGACTCGTATTCTTTTCTTCCTGTACCAATACGATTTCGCAACTACCGTCTATACCTCTGGATAAAAAGAATCCAGAAGATGTGGATACAAATGCAGAAGATCACTTGTATGATGCGTTGCGTTATGGTATAATGACAAGACCACGTAGTTCTATATGGGACTATAACCCAGCAAAGAACCAACGAACAGGGTTCCAAGCTTCAGACTCAACATTCGGGTACTAAAATATGGCAGACATTGATGATCTAAACTTTGACACAGATGAAGTAGTAGCTGCAGAAGATGGCAGTGATAAACTCTTCGAGTCTGTCAGTAGTGTAGTAACTTACGTTAACGAGCGATACAAACGTGCAGAGGATGCACGACAAGTAGACGAAGAGCGTTGGCTACGAGCATACCGTAACTATCGTGGCTTGTATGGTCCAGACGTACAGTTCACAGACACAGAGAAGTCTCGTGTATTTGTTAAGGTTACTAAAACTAAGACGCTGGCTGCATATGGGCAGATTGTAGACGTGTTGTTTGGTAATAATAAGTTCCCCCTCTCGGTAGACCCTACCGTGCTTCCTGACGGCGTTGCAGACGCTGTACATATCAACGTTGATCCTAATGCTGAGAAAGCAGGGGATGAAGCTCGTATGGTTACAGAACAGGCAGCTGCACCTACAGCACTTATTGGTGATGATGGTAAGCTACGCCCAGGTGAGACAATCATTGATCTACAGGAACGTCTAGCTGGGATGCGTAACAAGCTAGCTCCAGTAGCTGACAAAGTTATCGAAGGTGACGGTACTACGCCAACTACAGTGTCTTTCCACCCAGCGCTTGTTGCAGCTAAGAAGATGGAAAAGAAGATTCACGATCAGCTAAACGAGTCAGGTGCATCTAAGCATCTACGTAGTATGGCTTTCGAGATGGCACTGCTTGGTACAGGCGTAATGAAGGGACCATTCGCTGTAGACAAAGAGTACCCCAACTGGAACGAGAATGGTGAGTATGAACCACTAGTTAAAACTGTTCCTGAGTGTGGTAACGTATCAGTGTGGAACTTCTACCCTGACCCTGAAGCTACATCTATGGATGATGCTGAGTATGTAGTTGAACGTCACAAGATGTCACGTAACCAACTACGTGGATTGAAAGGTCGTCCATACTTCCGTGATGAAGCTATCGAAACAGCTATCTCTCAAAGCCCAGACTATGTACGTAAGCACTGGGAAATGAAGATGGAAGACGATGACACTCTGTCTGAGTCAGAGCGCTGGGAAGTATTAGAGTTCTGGGGTTTCGTAGATACAGATATCCTAGAAGAGAACGGCGTAAAGATTCCACGTGAGCTACGCGACTTAGTTGAAGTTAGCTGTAACATTTGGATTTGTAATGGTGAAGTACTACGTATGGTACTAAACCCATTCAAGCCTGCACGTATTCCTTACTACGCAACACCTTATGAACATAACCCTTACTCATTCTTTGGAGTTGGTATCGCTGAGAATATGGACGATACACAGACTTTGATGAATGGCTTTATGCGGATGGCAATCGACAATGCTGCTTTATCTGGAAACCTTATCATTGAGCTTGACGAAACCAACCTGGTGCCAGGACAAGATATGTCAGTGTACCCAGGGAAGGTGTTTAGGCGACAAGGTGGTGCACCAGGACAGGCCATCTTCGGCACCAAGTTCCCCAACGTTGCTCAAGAGAATATGCAACTCTTTGATAAAGCTAGGGTCTTAGCTGATGAAAGTACTGGCTTTCCTTCGTTCGCTCACGGACAAACTGGAGTCAGCGGTGTTGGTCGGACTGCCTCTGGTATTTCTATGCTTATGTCTGCTGCTAATGGCTCTATTCGTTCAGTAGTTAAGAACGTAGACGACTACTTGCTTGGTCCTCTAGGTAAAGCATTCTTTAGCTTCAATATGCAGTTTGACTTTGATGAGTCAATCAAGGGTGACTTAGAAGTTAAAGCATCAGGTACAGAAAGCTTGATGTCTAACGAGGTACGCTCCCAGCGCTTGATGCAGTTCCTACAAGTAGCGTCTAACCCAATGCTAGCACCTTTCGCTAAGATGGACTACATCATTCGTGAGATCGCTAAGAGTATGGACCTAGACCCAGACAAGGTGACTAACTCTATGCAAGACGCAGCTATCCAAGCTGAGTTATTCAAGAAGTTCGCACCACAACAGCCCCCAGGGCAACCAGGCCCAGCGCCAGGACCAGAAGGTCAAGCTCCAGCAGGTGCTAACGTACAAGACACAACTGGCTCAGGTGGAGCACAGATGGGTACAGGTACAGCACCACAACCAGGCGAACAAGGATTTAGTGGGAACGTAGGCTAATGTCAGGTATCGCTCGTCTTCTAGCTAAGCAGCTAAGCTCATCGCTTGGTATCACTGACAACCCCAAGTACAACCCTATGTTTAAACAAACAGAAGA